GGTAAAAACTGCGTCGAAATCAGATTTCAATTTGTCCAACTCTGGACCGACGGCGCCGGTTTTGATGATGATGGCATCGTAGGCGCTGTCGATATCCATGCCGGCCGCGAATGCGGCCGTTCCCAGTGCGGCAAAGCCGGCCACAGCTGCCCCGCCCGCTATCTTCGCCACGCTTCCGATCGTGCCTAGTGCGCCGTTCATCGCGCCAGAAATGCGCGAGCCGAAACCCTTGCTTTCGGTCTCGGCTTGCTTCATCGATCGCTGGAAGGGTTCGATGTCTCCGACCAGTTTAGCTACGAGCGTCGCGATCGTCGCCATGTCTGCTCATCTCTTTATCAGCGCCAGGAAGCGCTTCTTTGTTTCGCGCCAGTCGGCCGGGCGCGGTTCTCCATCAGAGAACTCCCTATTGACGTGCGGCATAAAATCTTCAGGCTTGAACGGTTCCGGCCTGGCCTTCGCGTCCCGGTTCGCATTGGCAATCACGCTGGCGATGACGGCCGTGCGCAGCCATTCGTCGCCGAACGGTTCGAGCGTGAAATAGGCCATCCATTCGGCGAACTCGCGCGACGAAATGCGCGCTTGCGCTTCGGCTACGCTGCAGCCGAGCTGCCCGGCAAGTCTGAACCAGAAACGTCGTTCTGGCCGTTCGAGGAGTTTTTTGTCATCTCCTCTAGGTCTTCCTCGCTCAGGCCCGCCAGCCGCTGCACCACGTTGAACACGCGCTGCAGCGCCGCCGCGCTCTTCTCGCCCAGCTGCGCGATGTCGCTGTCGGTGAACAGGCGGCGATGCGTTTGCGGATCCACGATCGACCAGGCGATGAACTTGGCGCGCACGTTCTGCAGATTCATCGATTGCTTGCGGCCGGTGGCCTGCACGATCGTCGCCTCGATGCGATCGCGCTCGGTACCCGAGAGCGATCTCACCATCACCTTGCCGCCCCATTCTGGCACCGGCACTTCCTCGTAAACGACGTCGCTCGCCTGCAGGATTTGATCCCGCGTCAGGAAGTCGGTCATGAAATGGCCATCCTTTGGGTCATGGCAGCAGGCTGATGGCGCCGGTGATGGCCAGCGTTACGGCAATCGTGATGGCCCCCTCCGCCGGCTCGCTGCGCGCGAACTCGGTCGGGAACGCCGTGAATTGAACGCCGGTGTCGTCTGGAAACACGACCTGCCAGTTATGGATCACGGAATTATTGAAGTCGGCTTCGAGATCTTCCTGCGTCTGATCGTCGGCCACGTAGTTCATCTTGAACTTGATCTCGCCCGGGTCGATCAGCGCCGGCTTGTATTCGCGATACCAGTCGGTGCGCTTGTGGGGCGTCACCTCCGTCCGATCCCGCTTCGACGATGGACCGTCGATGTCGCCGACCACTTCCGTGATCGCCGTGAAGACTTCGGCCGTTCCGCCGCCATCGCCGCGCTTAATCAGCGTTTGAAACCCGATCTGTGCGTCGCTCATGGTTGCTCCTTTACGTGGCCTCGTGCCACAAAATAACGTCTGTCCTCACCACCGGCGCGGCCTGCGGCGCCAGATTGACTGCATCGTAATCGTCCAGGCTGTTGTCGACGAACGCGCCCTGCACGTGCACGGACTCGACCTGTGTTCCGAGATTGATGGTGAATGCGACCGCGTTGAACGCCGCGCGCACCTGCTGGTCCACGCGCTTGGCCGTCTCGTAATCGGCAGCCACCGTGGAGATCTGCACGCGCGTCTGCGTCAGTCCGCTGAACCCGCCGTGCGACCATTGCGGATTCGTGCTGATTGTCTGGTAGGCTACGGCCGGCAGCGTCACATCGACCGGCACGATCAGCGGATAGGCCCGCGTGCTGATCAACGCCGCCAGCCCCGCGAACGTCGTCAGCCGGCTGTACACCGCTTCCTCGATCGTCGTGGCCATTTACTCGTCCGAGCCTTCGGCCGCGATCTTGGCCCGCTCCAGCGTCTCGGCCAGCGCCTCGCCCACGCGGGCGATCGCCGTGTCCTTCACCGCGTCCACCGCCGGGCGCAGCCACGGCCGCGCCACAAAACCAGGATGCCGCACTGAGCGCACTTTGATCAATTGACCGCCGCTGAAGAATTTCAGAAACGGCTTTCCGAAAATATCGTGCGGCTGCGCGCCATACTCCAGCAGCCGCAGGTGTCCGTAGCCTTTCGCCGGCGTCACACTCGCCACGGCGAAGCCCTTGCGCTTTCTCACGCGCAGCTGCACCGGCGCGCTGGCCTGCACCGTCTTGCCCTGCTCGATGATCTTTCCCCGGCGCCCGGTCAGCGCCTTCGCATTCCGCTGCGCAGCGTCTTTCATCACCTTGCCGCCGGCGCGCGTCGCGCCCTTCACGGATTTCTCGACGTTCTCTCCCAGCGCCTGCAGCGCCTTGAGTAGATCCTCTCCGCCTTCAATTTTCACTTGCACGCGATTGTCGGCCATCAGCGGCTTACCTCCCGGCAGTCGAGCAGCATCCCGCCTGTTTCGTCGCCGCTCAGCACCGCTCGGATCTGCAGCGTCGCGCCGCCGTAGAGCACGCGCAGCGAAGCGTCAACGTCGTCGCGTTCGCGGATCGTGATCGAATAGACCGTCGTCGCCACGCCCGCCGCCTGGCTGATCTGCTCGTTGCCGGCGGTGGCCACCACCTTGGCCCACACCGTCGCCAGGTCCGACCAGGCATCCACCTCCGCGCCAAATGTGTCGCGCGTCGGCGTGTTCTGCTGCAACGTGATCCGCTCTCTCAGTTGTCCGGCGCGCATATTCCCCTCTCTGCGTCATTTCCGCGGAAATGCTGGGGCGCACACATCTCATTGAATAGTCTCATACGACCTTGCTCGGGTCCACCGTTAGCCAATTCTCGCCGGCCGCGATCAGCGCGCCCGCTCCAGTCCAGCGATAGTTCCAGTCACCCGCCTGATTCAGAGTAACATCCGCGTGATAGTTTCCTGTCGAATCCTTTATCGGAGTTGGCGTGGTATTCACGCCGTCCGGAGGCCGCACCGTCAGCACCACCGTCGTCGGGTCCGCGGCCACGTCGGCGAGCGTGGTGAAGCTGCACGACAATCTCACTTGTTGGCCGATGATATAGACATTAGCCATCGCTCACCGTCGCGTCGTAAAGCGCAGCATCCGCCAGGCTGTTCTTCGCGGTCGCCGCGTCACTCAAAATAGCCAGGCCACGCGCATAAAAAACGATGTTAGTGATGCTCAACGTGTGCAGCATATCGGCCATGGACAGGTTGTTTACCTGCGTCAGAGCCAGCCCGTCGATGCTCAGCGTGTGCAGCAGATCGGCCACAGCCAGGCTGTTCACCTGCGTCAGCTCCAGACCATCGATGCTCAGCGTGTGCAGTATATCGGCCACAGCCAGGCTGTTCACCTGCGTCAGCTCCAGCCCGTCGATGCTCAGCGCCTGCGTCGCATCAGCCACCACCAGATCGATGGCGCTCGGCAGCTCACCCGGCCCCGCTGCGCTATAGGTCGCGCCGCCCTGCACCGTGCCATCGAAATGGTTACTGCTCTGGTCGGTTGCCGCATTGGTAAACGGTAGGAACAGGATGTAATCGTTGTTGATTTCGCCCCACGCGCCATTTTCAATCAGATCGAGCGTGCGATCATCTGTGGCGAGATTAGCTCCGCCGAAATCGTCGGCCCAAATAGCGATCCACGAAAGAGGGACGCCAAGATAATTGGCTACTCCGCTAATATTGTTTGCCCCTACGACAGTCGTTTCGCCCGCCACGGGAGGCTCGATCGAAGTTCCGACGCCGCCCGCTGCTAGAGTTTCGACTGTAGACCATGACGCATCTGTATAGGAGTAAAAAATATTTTTCGAGATGACGTTAGCACCGTCGATATACATGTTGATGACAATCAAGTACCAGCCATTGTTTACCGCAACGCCCGATCTCAATCCATCAAGCTCAAACGTCGATAGGCCAGGCGGTGCCCAGAAGACGCCCGCTTTTTTATCGGCAGTATATAGGAAGCTACCCCATCCGTGATTAGTAGAGTATTTGCCCTCGCTGAACAGTCCGAGCAAGCTGGATGGTATCGAGGCAGATTGAAAAACAGCAGCAAGCGTCAATGGGAACGTATTAACGACGTTGACCGCATCGCCCAATGACACGTATGAATTTGTGCCGGTGCTGAGATCAATGGACATAGCTAAGTCGGATCGGCGATTTCTATATCCCACGCCGGGACATTAACCAGGTTCCCGGCCGTGAGAGTCTGGAGCGTACAGGTCGTCACGGCTAGCAATTTGCTGTTGGCAAAATCGACCAGGGCCACGTGTTGCGCGTCTCCACTATTGGTCACGCTGACGCTGCTGGCCGCATTGACGCGGATCTTGCGGCCGCTGATGTCTCCAGCGCTGGGTCCGGTGTAATCCGTATCGGCGATCGTCTTGATCGCCAGCATATAGGTCGTCAGCGCCTGCGTGTGCGTCGTCGGTTCCGTCGAGCACACGCACAGCCGCGTCCCGTTGTTTTTCACATAGTTCAAAGCCTGATCGAGTACATCGTCGTGTATGCTCTTCGCCATGCCTTACCATCCTCGCCTGCAGTTAGAACCTCATTGCCCGCTCGATGTCCAGCAGCCGCGTCACGCCCAATTCAATCTCTTTGCTAACCGTTCCGACGAGCACGCCCTCGCGGTTCTCATACCAGTGACCAATCACCAGCAGGATCGCCTGCCTGATCGTCTCGGGCACATTGTCCGCGCTGGTCCAGCCGGCTATGAAGCGCACCACAACCCCGTTTACTTCGCGCAGCGTGGCGCTGGGCCAGTCGTAATCGCTCTTCAGCATCACGCGGCCCGGCTCGCTCACTGTATCCACGTAATACGCTGCGCTGGAAAACGTCGCCTCGATGCTGTCCTCGTCGTAGTATTTGATATAGGTCACGCTCTGCAGCGGGGGACGCGGGAGCGTCAACACGTTTCCACTCGGCCATTCGTCTAGCCACACTTCCAGCGTCTGCGTCATGTAGGCGCGCCAGTCCACGCGCTCGCAGTAACGGCGCGCCGCGGCAATGTAGCTGTTCAGCAGCGTATCGTCCGTCGAGATGTCGACGCGCGATTGCGACTTGGCCTGCGTCAGCGTGACCGGCTCGCTGCTGGGTGGCGTGATGACCTTGATGGCCATGTTATCCCTTCGGCGACCTCGCGCGCCGGCGCGGCGTTATAATCTCGACCTCTTCGCCGAACGCGGCCGGCGCTGGCATCTCCGCTTGCGGCGCCGGTGGCTCGACTTCCATCAGTCGAATCACGCCCAGGCGCGATAATTCCCGCGCCTCTTCCTCGCTTAAACTGATCGGCATGTCTTTCAGCAATTTCATGTGGCGGCCGGCGGCCAGCGCGTTCATGGTCTCGAGTGCGATATACATCGTCACGCTGTTTCTCCTACTCTGAAATGGATGCAGCCACTTCTCGCCGTCCCAGTGCAGCACGGGCACGTCGAAGCGCCCGTAACTGATGAACTTTTTTCTCAAACAATCTTCGGCGAAGCGCAGATCTGGACACTGATTCCGATCGCGATCGTCTGGCTCGCTAAACTCGACCGCTTCCAGGACGCGCCGCTGGATCAGCGTGCAGCCGAACCCGGCGCCGCTTACACGATGCACCACCTCGGCCCGCGCCTGGCTCAGTTCGTGCCGGTAGTTGCTCAGGCTCATTCCCAGGTTGCGATCATTGATGTATTGAAAAGTGTTCACGACTGGCATTCCGTGCCTGAACAGATAGGGCGCATAGACCACATCGCCCGGCGTCTCCACCATCCGCCACAGCGCGTCCGGATCCGGCAGGACATTGTCGTGCTCCACCGTTACCAGCGCCTCGTAGGGGCGACCCTCGTGGTCGCCCGTGTTCAAGAACCATTCGCGCGCCTTGCGATACTGGTGCAGCACGTTGCGATAGTCCCCGATCGGATGCGGATTATCCGCGGTCACGTGCCAATCGAACTCCACGCCGGCCTGCGCCTTGATCGCCGCCGCGCAGTCGGGATGGATGGCATCCTCTTGCGTCCGCGGATCGATCCAGGTCGGCGTGAAGATCAACAGCGTCATGATGTTACGCGGTCGGATTCTTTCCGTACAGCACGGCCTCGGCGATCAACACCTTGAACACCACGCGGAAGTAATAGAACAGGTTCACCTGTCCGGTCGCCGCCGCGCTGTAGGGATCGCGCAGGAACGTCATGCTCGGCGCCTCGCGATATCCGACGAATCCGAAGTTGCCGAACGCAAGCGACTTGTTGCCCGCCCCGATTGCCGCCACCGATTCGCTGTTATAGACCGGGAACCCGCCCAGCGAGCGCGTCGCTCCATTCGGCGTTGGCTGATACAGGAACAGGTTGCCCGTCAGTTTGCGATACGCGCCTTCGGTCGCGCGCTTCATCACGAACACCGCGCTGTCGGCATATTCGCCCTTCAGGCTATAGATCAGCGTCTCCGGATCTCCAGCCGTGGCGGCCGCCGCGGTACCCAGCGCCACGCTCGTGCCGTTGGCCAGAACTTCGGTGAACAGCAGTGAGTTGTAAGTCAGCCCGGCCGCGCGTCCGACGTAATCGTTCAGGAACGCCGTCAGATTGCTATCTTCATCGTTCAGCAGTTCATCGGACAGCGTGACCTTCTTCGTGTATTTCACCAGCGTCATCGCGGCCCGGTTCAGCACGGGCGCATCGCGGTCAAACGCAGCGACCTCGTTGGTGCTCACGAACAGGTTCGCCGTTCCGTCGTCGAATGGCACGTTGACCGTCGTCCCGACGCCAGGAATGCGCATACAGCCGAGCGGCCCGACCAGCGACGTCGCATCGCGTTTGGCGATGATGCCCCGGTAATGCCCGGTCGGCACGGCATATCCGCCATCTGCCGGCGTCCCGATGTTCATGTCGGTGTCGTTGCTGACCGCGTATAGATCAATCAGTCCTGACGCATCGCCGCGCCGCACGTACTGCGCGATCGCATGTGCTTCGTCGCGCCTGCGCTGCGCCTCGTCAGAATTCTTCGCCGGATCAGGACGCCGCACCGGCGCCGCCTGCGCCATCTCCGCCTGCATCCGCGCCGACCGATCAGCTAGCGCTATCGTTCTTGCGAGCGAATCGATCTGTGCGTTCAGATCGTTCACCTGTTTATTCTCATCCTCGGTGAGTGCTCGCCCTTCGTCGAGAGCCGCCTTCAAAATCGCGTCGGCCTGGCTCAGAAGCGCCGCACGC